TTTGTTTTTTTAGCCTTCGGTTTTTGTAATACTCATAGGTGGTTGTTCCACTTTTATCGGTTACCGTCATGATATTTTGTGTATTTAGGTTATTATAGTTGTATGTAGTTTGAGAGTCCGTGCCGCCACTTTTATCCTTAGCAGTTTGAGTGAGTACTCTACCTAGACTATCATAGGTGTAGCTTATCCTTTGATTTTCCATATCTACTGTGTGATCGAGATTACCTGCTAGGTCATATTGTCAATAACTCCGTCTCCTAGACAATATACGATTGCCTTGCCCCTTGCTTCTATGATCAGTTCATTATATTACTCATTTCCGAACAACTAACCTGTCCCTTTGTACTCTTTTAATCATGATCATATTTTGTTATGTACTGGGTGGAATTGGTTGGCTTTATTCTTTCTTCCTTAAGATTACCTACCTTATCGTATATAGTTATGTGAAAATGTGAAGGCTGAGTCTGCCATGCACTTTTTTACATACAATTTGATAAGAGTAATAAATATCAAAGGAGTAAAGGAACTAATAGAGATATTAAAGGCAAAAAAACATGCCTTTTGTTATATTATTACCAATTATTTCAAAATATCTTATTTCAAAATAACAAAGCTACAAAATTGTGTTTAGAAAGAGAAGAACGGCAGACATTATGACGCAGCCTGCCGTCTCCTAGACAATATACGATTGCCTTGCCCCTTGCTTCTATGGTCAGTTCATTATATTACTCATTTCCTGACAACTAACCTGTCCCCTTGATTTTATTAATTAAGTGTTTGCTTACCGATGATACCATTATGAGAAACAAGATTTTTGATCAAGCAATGAGTAGCATAACCAAAAATCTTGTTCCTATAAGACCTAACAGGAGTTTCCCACGCAAGGAACCTTCAAGGAAAAATAAGTATTCTCTCAACAGAAAATGCAGTATGTAAAATTATGTAATTTTAGCTTTGTGACATTGGCCTGCCGTCCTGCCATTATTCAATCTGCTAACTAGATGGTTTTATTCTATACAATCTTCTGGTTTATCTCCTGGAGCAGTCCAATACTTAAGACTTTCCATAGCTCTCTCTAAATCGTCCATATCATCATCACCTAATGTATCATCAAATTTTTCTGATAAGATGCATCTAACTTTAGCTAATCTACGTGTGACCTTCCATTCATCAATAAAACGATTAGTCTCTCTTTCATATTCATATTTTTCTTTATCTAATTTACCTTCATGCCATTTCGTTCCATAATAAGAACCTATCTTGTGTAAAGATATCAATATAATTTCAATTTCTTTTAATAATTCTATAGTTTCAGTTCCTGATAGCACTATTTTTTCATTTGCTTTTAACACTGGTTCCTCTCCCTCCATCAAATTTTTATCTTCTTTTGAAAAATTCAGGATTCGTCGTATAAACATCTCCTTTTATTGTCATTTCTAGAGTACCATATCTTGGATTGGGAATCCATTCTAATAGTGAGTTAGGAACATCAAACTCCACGTAATCTCTACCTCTTCCTTTTTTTAATTGATATTTCGTCTCAGCTTGTACTTGACTAAGCGGCTTCTTATTAGCTAATTCTAAATAAACCCTATTGTTATCTCGAGTACGAATAATACCATCTTTCTGAATTCCATTTAATCCCTTACGATTTGTATAATGTCGTACTCTCGTCATTTGTTCGTAATCTTTTCTGCCATATTTATTAGCTATACGTTCCCAATCGTCATTGGTATTACCACTAATTTTTCCTTCAAGATGTTTAAATCCTTCTTTTGCTTTATTCCATGCAAACTTAGCTAAGTTCTTAGCTGTATCTACTGCCTCAGCTCCATATTCAATTACAACTGGCCCGTACTCACAAATTCCACTAACTACTATTCCACCACCATAAACTATATCTCCTATAGGCAATGGTCCATCTTGTAGATTATCAATATAAATGACAAAGAGGGAGAACGGACGAGACGGTGAGGAATAAGGTGGGAAAACCCGAGATTATAAGGGATAGACCATGATAACGAGGGAAAGGAAATTGTGGACAGGATTCTCACGAAAAGTGGCAAAGAGGATGCGAATATGAAAATAGACTTGATGAGACGGAATATCTGTGACACCGATATGTAAATGCGTTACTAATGCGACACATTTATAGTATACTGGGCGTTACAGGTATTTTTTTATGCAGGCATCCTAATAAAAAGGTCTAAAATAAATCAACTAAGAAGTTTTTATAATAGCGAAAAATCATCTAAGGCATATATATAATAGCGAAAAGTTGCTTTAAGCCTTGAAATACAGGGGTTATACATTAGTTGCTACATGAATTAACAGTATTCACAATAGCGAAATAGCGAAATTCAAATAGTGCCTAGAAAAAAATAACAAATTCCTTGGTTTATTCTTTAATATTCCTTAGATTTATTATATACTATTCTAGTAAGAAAAACATTAATAAAAGGGGGAATAACTATGAATTTTAAAAAGCTAGTAAGCTTATTCTTTGTAGTGGCAATAACATTATCCTTGTTCGGTTGTGGCGATTCAGAACCGTCTTACATTGATTTAAAAGCTCAAGTTTCTAAAGATGCAAAATATATACATATACAAAACGAGGATGACTTTGTGTGGGATAATGCAGAAATCTCTATTAATGAAGATTACAAGTATAAGGTTGATTTTTTAGCAAAAGGAAAGTCAAGTTTGGAATTGATTGAATTTACAAAAGAAAACGGAGAAAGATTCGACTCTACTAAGATAGCAATTAAGAAAATTAGAATCTATGTACCTAAGACGGAAGAAAGAAAAGACGGTTATTGGATTGGTGAATTTAATAATTAACATAAAGCTACTGCAAATAATAAGGCAGTAGCTTTATTATTTTTAAAAAATGCTGTAAAATCGTATCAAAATACGATAAAAAATTAAGCGTGTTTCCTTTCTTTAGTTGCTGCTTCTTCTCCACTGCGATAATTGGATGACAATCCCCTTTTATCCTGTTTTGATTCATTGATTTTAGTTTCTATTATACCTTCGATTTTAATTTTATCCCTATCGTTGAGCTGCCTAAAAAGTTGAAGAATCTTTATATCTTCATTAGTTAACTCTCCTAGAATTGATGATGATACATTATCTTCTTGGGCAACTTCTTCTGTAGAACCTTTGCCAGTGAGTAACCAGTCAGTAGAAACCTTAAACAGTTTAGATAACTCGATTATTGTTTCTGCTGAGGGCATAATCTTATTATTTTCATAGTGACTCACATTTCCACGTTTTATATTTGTTCTATCAGCTATGTCTTTCTGGGTCATTCCTTCTATTTTTCTGAGATGTTTAAGCCTATCTCCTATTGTCTTTAAATCTTTACTCATCATAATACCTCCTCTAAGGTTGGCGTAACTTTACAACAAAAATGCGTACAAGAATAACATTTTGCTTGACAATGCGTAATATTACGCATATAATTATATTAACGACGTGAAACCACATCATAATTTTATCACACTTCTACACAATTAAATAGATAGATTTACCAATTATTAAAGTATTCCCTCTCTTGCACCCATTGAAACCTCTAGTCTTGGTGCGTTGGTAAATTTAAAGGTGTCCCAATCTTACGCCAAAAGAAAGCGAATAGCTCAGAACCAGCCCAGTCGAGAGACGGAAGACAGTAAGAGCCTGTATCAAAATTGGTGAGAGGTCAAAAAAGTATGTATTTGGAGGTTGATGACTTGAAACATGGAAAGAAGCCAACGAGAAAGCAGAAAATGAGAATTAGTTCAAAGCGTTTGAATCCTAAAAACTGGCTTGTAGTAAAGGATTCTATGGAAGTCTTTGAAATAGTTCACAAAGTTTCTGGAAAACTACGAAGTTATTCAAAATGCTAGAAAGGAGCTGTCACAATGAAAACTAAGAAGCAGCCATTACCGTACAATGGTATCAAAATCAAAAAAAGACTTGTAGAACTTAATATGACACAGAGAGAGCTTGCTAAAGCTATTGGTATGAACGAGAACTATTTAACAGATGTACTAAACGGTAGACGTTCAGGTAAAAAGTATATGGACAGTATCATGGAAACACTTGGATTAAAAGAAAAGGAATATGAATCTTTGAGAGGGGTGATATAGGTGGATATGACTGTTAAACATGTAAATTTAGAAATACTTGACGAATTTTTCAGTGAAGCGAAGCAAAATTTAGGAACATCTAAAAGTTTGAGCCTTGAGAATAACAAAAGATTTCTTGAAGCAAGAATTAAATATCTTGATGGATATTTAGACGAATTAGATAAGCAAGCGAAGGAACTCGAAGAACAACTCATAAATGAAATACAACAGCTTATTGCTATTAAGGGTGCAGAGATACTATCTATCAAACAAATTATCAAATTAGCAGCCAAGGAATGTGGTGCTTGTGAGCTTAATCTCGAGACATTGAAAGAACAACAGGAAAATGGGGAAATAGTAAATGCTTAAACAAAGAAAAGAGAATATTTTAAGGGCTCACACAAAGAAAAAAAGAGTGCTTCACCTGACAGTCGATTCACTCTAAATTCTTTAGTCCTATAAAATAAACTCTTTCCCCCAGTATACCAAAATTCAAAGAAGAAATAAAGGGGGAATTTTATGGTAACGTGGTTGACAGTAAAGGAAGTCGCAGAGCTCTTTAAGCTAAAAGAGCGAACTATTCAAATTAAAGTGAATAAGGGTGATTTTAAGGCAAAGAAGGTTGAAAACGAAGGAAAAGGACGTAAGCAGATTTACGTGATAGACCTCTCTTCCCTACCTTTAGAAATACAAAAACAGTACCTTCTTACAAAGGGACAGCAGCAGACAAAGGATATAGATGTCGAACCTAAAACTATGACCAAATCTGAGGAAGAATATACTCTTGGAGAATTAAGGGAATTGCATGGTGAGGCATTTGAGGTAAAGCTTGAGGAAGCTCTTAGGAAAAAGGAAGCGATACTTAAATTCATGGCACTGGGGCGTGGAGAGAAATCATCAGGAGTAGCTTCTATTTGTAAGGAATATGGATTTAGTCAAAGAGCTCTATACAGATATAGAAAGGTCTATGAAGCTCATGGCTTTATAGGACTGATTAAGAAGCCAAGGAAGGATAAAGGCGAGTCAAGGCTTCCAGATGAAGCTATAAAGTTTATAAGGGGCTGCTACCTACAGCCAATGAGACCAAAGGTCACACATGTTGTAAAGATGTACAGGAAAAAGGCTGAGAAGATGGGATGGGCTCAAGTTTCAAAGGATACCATTTACAGAGAGATTGAGAAGATTCCAGAGCCTGAGAAGTGTCTAGCCTTTGAGGGTGAGAGAGTATATAACGCTAAGTATATGCCATGCATCACTAGAACCTATGATGATTTAATGGCAAATGAGTATTGGGTTGGTGATGGTCATACACTTGCTATCTGGACACCAGAGGACGGTAAGATTAAGAGATACACTATGTCGGCATGGATGGATATGAGAACCAGAGTGATGGTCGGCTGGTGCATAGCAAAGAACTCTAACTCTCAGGTTATAGCGGCAGCTCTTAGGAGTGGTTTTATAAGGTATGGACTTCCTGCAACTTGTTATATGGATAACGGTAAGGATTACAAGAGTGGATACTTAAACGCTGATACTAAAGAGGAGTTTTTCAGAGGATATGAAGGGATATTCAAAGCACTAGATATTAATACGAGCTTTGCCATTCCGTTCAATGCCAAGGCAAAACCTATTGAGAGATTCTTCGAGACCTTTAGCTCAAACCTAAGCAGATACCTAGTAGGCTTCTGTGGTGAGAGTATTGACGAACGACCACATGATATAAGCAAAAAAGACATCTTGGTTAAGGGGCTTAGTATCTTGGAAGTGTCCAAGTTCATTGAAGGTTATATGGAAACCTATAACAACTCTCCTCACTCTTCCCTTGGTGGCAAAACACCAATGGAAGTGATGAAAGAAGTAAACGTGGTAAGACATGATATGCCTACAGAAGAAGAGCTTGACATGCTAATGCTTAGGGCTGAGGTTAAAACTATTTCTTCATCAGGTATCAAGAGGTTTGGTGTTTATTATTGGGATGATAAACTTATCCCTCATATTGGGAAAAGCTGTGTCGTTAGATTTGACCCTAACAATGTTGGTGAGCTATATATCTATGTTGATGGAAAGCTTACTTGCAAGGCACAGAACAAAGAGCTTATGTCTATGAATGCAACTGATGAGGATATGAAACGCTGGGGCAAACTTAAAGCCGAAGCTAAACGAGCAACTAAGGAAGCTATTAAGGCATATGAAGTCCGTCAGGATGAAGTTAGAAGGCTTATGCTTGAAGATTATGTGGACGAGGAAACCCTTAATAATATGTTAACACCTAAGAATAAGACAGTTGTTAATAAGGGTAAGGTTGTAAGAATGAATAAGCATACAGCTAAAGGCAAGGAAAAGAAAGAATTTGATACTGATATACAAAATAACAAAGGGCTTGAGTTCTTCGAGAAACTTGGCGAGGAATTTCTACAAGCTAAATAGGAGGCTAAGTTATGGAACAATCAAGAATTAATGAACTTAAAGGATTCATTATATCACTTATAGATAGCGGAGTTACACAAACGGAGATAGGTAAAAGACTTGGATACAGTAGGTCACAGGTTAGCAAGTTTACTGATGGCGGTAAGGTGTCAAATGAATTTTTATCAGCGGTTGAAAAGTTACAAACTGAGTACCCTTCTAAGACAGAGGTTAAGGAAGTTAAAAAGTTATTTGAAGAGCTTGACTTTATCCTTACAAGGGATGCAAAGAACATACTGGGCGTATGCAAGGCTACAGAGAGTATTAATGGCTTTAGTGCTATTTTAGGCAATGCTGGGACAGGAAAGACAGAATCGGTAAAGCACTTTGTAAAAAACTCTAGTAATGCGGTATATATCAGATGTAATTGTCTTATGGCTACAAGGGATATATTGAAAGCTATCGCCAAAGCTTGTGGAACTGTTCTTCAAGCTAATTCAAAAAGCGAAATGTTCGAGGAGCTTATTGAGTACCTTATCAATAATCCAAAGACACTCATATTTGACGAGATAGACCAAATAATGCCTATCAAGAACATAAACAAGATTGAGACTATCAGGAATCTTCACGATATTGTCAAGGAATATGGCAACTCATTAATCATGGTTGGCTCTTTGGCTGTAGAGCACCACTTCAAAAAAAGAAGTATGAATGAGAATTATGGTCAGATAGATTCAAGGATTGATTATGTATATAAGACACAAGGCTTAACAGAAGCAGAGCTTTTAAGTATTCTTTCGGAGTTCAACATCAATGAAGCTGCAAAGATGGAGATAGTCAACTTGATACTAAGGAGTACAAAGGGCGGTATTAGATGGATGACTAAGATTATTAATAAATGCCTTGATATTGCAAGACTTGAAGGCGGAGAAATCACCAAGGCTATTGTAAACAGTGCTACAAAAATAATGATGCTGTAAGGTGGCAGAAATTCGCAAGGATAGTGGCAAATTATTAAATCGAGGAGGTCGGTCATATGGAAGCAATCAAGGAGCTTGAGCTTAGGGATGCAATAGCTCTAGCGGTTAATAGTTTTGATGCTGGAATCGAAACTAAACAGGATACTATCCAACAGATTTATAACTATGTTGAAGGAGAATACATCAAAAAAAAGGCTATTGAAGCTCTACCAGCAGAGGTATTAAGCAAGCTTAACGAATCACATGGCATCAGTTTAGATGTGAGAGCTGGTTCGCTTAAAGATATAAAAGTTGAAAAATCATAAGGAGGTCATAATATGGCAAGGAAAAGAATTGAGAATGTCCCAAAGCTTAAAACTTGGGATGATGTGGACATGAATCTGATGGAGGTACTGGAGCATGAGGTTGCTACCCATAAACTAGAAGGCGAAATGAATATGAAGCTGGCTGAAATCAAGGAAGAGTACAAGGACAAGATTGAACCTCACAAGCTTAAAATCAAGGTTCTTGAGAAGGAAATGCAGGAGTTTGCAGAGGAAAACAGACATGACATGGATGGTAAGAAAAGCAAGATATTTACTCATGGAACTATCAGCTTTAGGAAGAGTACCAAGGTAAGCATACCTAAAAAGCTTATGGATGAAGCCATAAGGAAACTTAAATTGATGAAGCTAACTAATTGTATTACTGTTAAGGAAACCATCAACAAGGACGAGTTAAAGAAGCAACCAATGGATACCCTTATCAAGGTTGGTGCATCCCTCAAGACAGACGATACCTTTGGTTATGAAACTAACAAGGAAAGTATTCCAGATTAAGGGGTGATGATATGGCAGCAAGAAAAGGCAAACCTCAGATAAAAACTATCTGGGGTCTTGCTTCTGAATTAGGTTTTAACAAAGAAACCCTATACTCCATACTTGAGAGAGCGACAGGAAAAGACAGTATGAGGGCTTGCACAGGCTCGGAACTTAACAGAGTAATCATCACTCTTGGGAAAATTAAAGACGGTCAAAACGATAGAGAAAAAGGAATGGCGAGCAAAGAGCAGATTTGGAAGATTAGACAGTTAGAAGAAACTCTCGGGTGGAAGGATAACCCTGCTCGCCTAACTGGTTTTATGAAAAAGTATTACCATATCGAAAGGGTTGAATGGCTCAAAGACTGGCAGGCTCACAAGCTTATTGAAAGCCTCAAGAAGATGCTTGAAAAGCAGTCGGAGGTGAATCATGGCTAAGAAGAAATACAAGAGAATGACTCAGAAGGAAAAGAAGCTTCAAGCTGAGATTCGAGCAGAACTTAGAGCGGAAGGGATACTTCCACCAGTGAAGCCAAGGCTTAACCGTAATAAATTTGCACAGGAAGTAACGGAGGAATTTAATAGAGATTTTGGAGCGTATACTGATATTCAGTTTTTGTATAAAGCTTTTAGTTGGATGAAACCGCCTGTCAGAGAAGGGAGAAATGTAAAGATATCCTCTGAACAGGTGGGAGCTTTAAAGGTGTTAAGGCTTGCATTGGATATAAAGAAATTTCACGAGGAGCTACAGGCTAAGGGTGAAACTAAATACAAACCAATAGATTTATACAATGAAGTAGTTGCTCCTGTACTAAAGCTTTAAGGAGGATAAACAGATGAAACTAAGTGCATGGAAGCCGCAGGATAAAGGTTATATATGTCTACCACTTAAAAGAAATGTACCTATTCCTCATCCTGACTGGAAGCTTACAATATGCCCTAAATGTGGGGAGGAGTGTTGGGAAAGCGACCTTGCAAGAGAGGTATTAAGTCATGGTAATGCGATTGGAGCGTGTACAACATGTGCCTTGAGGGCTGGATTAAAGTAGGTGCAATATGAATACTTGTAAAGACTGCATCTATTGTAGGTGTGTTGGGACTAGAAAATCGGACGGTATAAAGGTATATGAATGTCATAGAGATAAGCTTAAATGGTTAGGCGAACATATAAAAAATAAGTGCGAACACTGGAAGCACAAAGGAAACCTTATAATATTATTCAAATAGGAGGAAATTGAAATGAAAATATGTATTGACATAGGGCATGGTAAAAATACATACCCACCAAGCAAAGGTATTAAAGACTTTGCAGAGTTTAGCTTTAACAATGAAGTTGGTAAGTTTGCTAAGGAAGTCCTTGAATACAATGGCTTTGGTGTATATTTATCACAACCCTTTGATTCGGACGAGGTTGCTTTAAAGACTAGGAGTAATAACATCAATAAAGAAAAGTGCGATATTGGTTTTAGTATACATGCAGATGCAAGCTCTAACAAAGAAGCTACTGGACATCACGCTTTTTATTGGCACACTTCATCAAAGGGCAAAGCTCTTGCTGAGATATGGCTTAGACATGCTGATGAAACGCTATCGAATAAGAGCCGAGGAATTAGGGCTTGTGTTCCTGATACATGGACAAATTTCCATATGACTAGAGAAACCGACTGCCCTTTCATCCTCATGGAACATGGGTACTTTACTAACGAACATGAGCGAGAAAACTTGTTGAAGTCACCTGACTTTCAAAAGAACTGTGCTTTAGTTATTGGGAAAACTGCTTGCGAATACTTCAAGATGGGTTTTAAAAATCCTTTTGAAGAAGATAGCCAAGACTTAACACCGATTATGGGTAGTACACAAGTCAAGCTCCAGCAGATGGTGTCCTTTGCCTTAAAAGGCAATGAGTTCCCTGCCCTTCCCTACTGCTCTACAGAGGAACTAGCCAAGCTATTCATAGAGGAGGCTAAAGTTGAAGGCGTAAGAGCTGATATAGCATGGGCTCAGACCTTAAAGGAAACTGGATACTTCAAGTATGGTGGTATTGTACTTCCTACACAAAACAACTATTCAGGAATAGGAGCTCTAAATGGTAATGGCAAAGGGCAAGCTGCAAACTTTGACAGTCCACGACTTGGGGTAAGAGCTCAAATTCAGCACCTTAAAGCTTATGCTTCCACAGAACCATTAAATCAGGAATGCATTGACCCAAGATTTAAGCTCGTAAAAAGAGGTAGCTCTAAATATGTGGAGTGGCTTGGATATAAAAACAATCCTAATGGTGCAGGATGGGCTTATCCCGGGGATGGCTATGGATATGACATCGTTAAGATAATCAATCTTATTTCAAAAGAGCCATATACCGAGGAGGAGCACTGGGGAGATAAGTACATTCAAAAGATGAAAGACTTGGAACTTATATCTGGAGACCACAAGGCACTTGATGAGCTTACATGGGCGGAGTTTGGAGCTGTAGTTGTTAAGCTGCTTGACATGGTTATGCTAAAATAAATTAATACGGAGGTCTTGGATGGATGAAAAATGGATAAAAGAACTTTCAACTGATATGCTTCCAGAGCTCTACCAGCAAATTGTCTCTATTATTGGAGTTGAGAACTATCTCAGCCTTTGTAAGGAGATTGGTGGAACAAATATGTACATTCCTAAATTTGATAGTGTCATCCGCCCAATACGAGATAAAAAGATTAAAGAGGAGTTTGACGGAGGCAATTACAAAGAATTGGCAATAAAATATAACTTGTGCGAACGGTGGGTTAGAGATATAATAAACCCAAAGGAAATTGATGGACAAATGAATATCTTTGAAATAGGAGTGGTGAAGTAAATTAAAGAAGTGCTTCATGCGGAGTTTTCAAGGGAAATATAAGATAATACCAGTATAGACAAATACGTCTTTGCTGGTATTTTTTATTTACAAAAAACTTTAAAGGGGGATTAACAGATGCAAGAACTTCAAAGTACATTTAACGAAACACTTATAAGCATAGGCATAACATGTATAACTCTTGCTGGGGCTTATGCTACTTTCTATCTTAGGAAGCTGACCCAAAAATTAAAGCTTGAAACAGAAAGGCTGGAGGATGACAGACAAAGAGAGCTTTTAATGGAAGCACTCGGCAGGCTTGATGATGTGGCAACTAAGACAGTATCGGCAATAGAACAAACGACAGCGGATATCATAAGAAAGGACTTATCCCTTGAGGATGGTATCAAAAAAGAAAAACTCAAAGAGCTGGCAACAAAAGCCTACGACCAAATTACTGCAACACTAGAACCTGAATATGTAAAAGCTCTACAGGATAGCCTTGGAGACTTTGAAGGCTATGTCATGAGCACTGTTGAGGATAAAGTAAGAATTATGAAGAATGAGAAGCTTAAAGTTTAGGTGATGTTATGGGAATTGAAACGGTAATGATTGGGTTAATACCAGGAACGGTTGTAGGTGTAATTGGTTTCTTCTTGGTTAAGACCTTAAAGGATATTGAAGGCAAGATTGATAAAAACGAAATAGCTACTCTGGGTAATGAAAAGAAAATTGAAAATGTTGAGGAAAAGCTGACAGAAAAGATTGACAGTGTAGGAAAGGAACTATCGGAGCATAGGGAACTTGTTCAAAGAGACTTCATAACGAAGCAAGAACACGCTAGAACCTATGGAGAAATAAGTAAAAAGCTAGACAAAATACAAGATTACTTGATGCAACTTGTGAAGGAAAGGAGATAAAAAGATGAAGGCACTACAAGCTGTATCGGCAGCAGACTTTAAAAGAACCAATGGAATCGTTATGAGGACAATTGCAAATGTATTTAGTACCAGATTCTTTGAAGTATATGAGCTTGAGGCAGCTCTTAAAGCTCGCAACATTGATGATGTAGAAATAAATGAGAGTCTTGATTATCTGGAGGGCAAAGGCTACATAGAAGTCAGACATATGGAGACAAAGAATCTTGTTAGACTTTGCGATATGGATAAGGACGATATTGAGATTAAGCTATCCAGCGAAGGTAAGCTTGTTGTCCTGTCTATAAAGCTAGATGATGGGATTGACATGTAAGGGATGATTACATGGGAAAAGAAAGGCAGCGAACGAGAATATCAAGCAAAATCGACAAGCTTCCAGATGAGATAAAGAGTCAAATAGATACTATGCTACTTGATACGAGTATCACCTACTTTGATATATCCGACTGGTTACTTGATGAACATGGCGAAGAGATTAGTAAAAGTGCAGTTGGCAGATATGCACTAAGAACAAACAAGGCATCACAGAGACTTCTTGAGGTTCAGCAACAAACTAATCAACTGGTTAAAGCCATACAAGCTAACCCTAATGAAGATTATACCAGTGCAGCTATGCAGCTCTTAATGGGCGGACTAACTTCAAAGCTTGCGAACGCACAAGAAGAATTTGAATATATGCCCCTTGATAAAGCTGGTAGGCTTATCGTAGGTGTAGCTAGAACCGAAGCCTACAAACAAAAGGTTAAGCACAGTATGAAGCAGAAAGCCGAGCTTGCCTTTGAAGAAATGGAAGAAGAACTTATGAAGCTTATAAAATCAGACCCAAGCCTTGCCATAGAGCTAAAGGCTGTACTTGAAAAGGCAAAGGCTAAGGTGATGGATGATGATTAAATTAGATGACTATATAAGACAACTAGAAAATACTGACGAAGATGCTGAAATAGTACAGGATAGAGAATATCAAAAGAATCTATTCGAGCAATATGTAACCAAAGGAAAAGACCATAAAGAGCTTAGAAAGAAACTACTAAAGGAATATCAAAACGGAGCTTCACTTACTGGTGAAAAAGGACTAAGAAAAAGACTGGGAGCTATAGACCTTGCATATTTTGGAAGAGCCTACCTCCCCCACTACTTTATAAGAGAATCTCCTGAGTTCCATAATGAGCTTGATAGCATATGGTCTAAAGGTGTCTTAAAAGGCATGAATCCTTATATCTCTTCTAAGAAGATATCAAGGGAAAAAGGATGCAGGCGTGGGATTGCTGCTCCTCGTGGACATGCGAAATCAACAAACTTCACCTTTAAGGACACTCTTCATGCTGTAGTTTATGAATATAAACACTACCCTATTATATTATCCGACAGCTCGGATCAGGCGGAGGGTTTCCTCGCAGATATAAAAACAGAGCTTGAAGATAACAAGGCTATACATGAGGATTTTGGAAGGCTCAAGGGTAAAAAGGTATGGAAAACAAGCGTTATTCTAACATCTACAGATGTAAAGATTGAAGCAATAGGCTCAGGTAAAAAGATTCGTGGTCGTAGACATAGAAACTGGAGACCTGATTTAATCGTCCTTGATGATGTTGAGAATGATGAGAATGTAAATACACCCGAGCAAAGAAAGAAGCTTGAGAACTGGTTCTATAAAGCAGTGAGTAAGGCTGGAGATACATACACAGATATTGTGTATATCGGTACAATACTCCATGCTGATTCTCTTCTTTCTAAGGTTTTAAAGAATCCTGAATACCACTGTGTAAAATACCGAGGGGTAATCAGCTCTTCCGATAATCAAAGTCTTTGGGATTCATGGGAAGCTATATACACTAACCTTGATAATCCAGCAAGACAGGAAGATGCTAAGGAGTTCTTTGAGGACAATAAGAAAGAAATGCTTGAGGGTACTAGCGTTTTATGGGAAGCAAAGCTCTCATATTACGACCTGATGATAGTAAGAATCTCAGAGGGTGAAGCATCCTTTAACAGTGAGATTCAAAACGACCCTATCGACCCAGATTCATGTACCTTTAACGAGGAGTGGTTTGACTTCTATGATGATACTGACGTTGACTTTTCACTTCCAGAGTTTATCTTCATAGGTGCATGTGACCCATCACTCGGTAAAAATAAAAAGAGTGATACCTCTGCTATTATAGCTCTGGCAAAGAATCTTAAAACTGGATATATGTTTGTAGCTGAGGCAAGTGTTGAAAAGAGAAAACCAGATGTAATTATTGAAGATGCTATTGAAATGGAAAAAAGACTTAGAAGAGATTATGGTAAAGGATTCTTTAAATTCGGTGTGGAGTCTGTTCAGTTCCAATACTTTTTTAAAGATGTATTGGCTGATAGAAGTCGTGAGGCTGGAGTAATGCTTCCTATCGAAGAAATTTACAACCTACTAAATAAACATATTAGAATTGAAAGCACGCAGCCATTCGTTAAGAATAAATACGTTAAATTCAGTAAGAAACACAAGACTTTACTCAAGCAAATGCTTGAATACCCAATGGGTAAAAATGATGATGCTCCTGACACCTTTGAAATGGCTTTGAGATTAGCCTTGCAGATTAAAGGAAGTACAAAGGTAAATTACAAGTCAATCATATCAAGGGCTTTAAAGTTTAGAAAAGGAGCGTATTAAAGGTGGTGAGGAATTGATTAAGGAAGCACTTAGCTATATTCAAAGTAAATTTTCAAAGCCTACTCAGGAGGATAAAACCAATAGCCCGAAGCCTAACATGGAAGAAGTGGCAGCGGTTCAGGTACAAGACAAATATTCAACCTATCCATCTAATGGACTTACTCCTGTGAGGCTTGCACAAATATTCAGAGAAGCCGATTCAGGAGACGTGCTGAGACAGATGGAGCTCTTTGAGGAAATGGAAGAAAAAGACCCTCACCTATTTTCACAGCTTCAAACTAGAAAGAACGCAGTTACTGGGCTTGATTTTGAGATTATATCCTTTTCGGATGATGAGTACGACAAGAGGATTGCTGACTTTGTTAAGGAGGAAATTGAAAGTATTGAAGCTATTGAGGATGTATTCCTCGACCTACTGGATGCCATAGGCAAAGGAATTGCCACAAGTGAAATCATATGGGGTGTTGATAGTGGTAGGTATGTCATTGATGATATTAAATGGAGACATCAAAAGAAGTTCTTTTGGGATGAGAACGACAGCTTTAAGGTTATGACAGAGGAGTTCCCAAACGGTATGGAGATTCCTGATAACAAGTTTATAGTCCATAGATACAAGGCACGCTCAGGACACCCTTCTCGTGCTGGTGTTCTTAGGGTAGTAGCTTGGATGTATCTCTTTAAAAATTATGATGTCAAGGACTGGGTTTCTTTCTGTGAAGTCTTTGGAATGCCCCTAAGACTTGGTAAATATAATCCTTCTGCTTCTGAGGAGGACAAAGAAGCTTTAATGAAGGCTCTTGTAATGCTTGGCACTGATGCTGCTGGAATCATACCAGATAATACAGAGATAGACTTTAAGGAAAGCTCAAAGACCACCTCTATTAATGTCTATGAGGCTCTTGCAAAGTATTGTGATAGTCAAATATCAAAGGCGATACTCGGTCAGACTTTAACCTCTGACTCTGGTGGTGGCTCTTATGCACAATCAAAAACCCACAATGAGGTAAGACATGACCTTACTGTGGCAGATTGTAAGGCACTAGCCTCTACTATTAGAAGGGATTTGATAAGACCTCTTGTGCTCTTCAACTTTGGAGAGGATAAAAGGATTCCATATTTACGCTTTGATTGTGAAGAAGCTGGAGACCTAAAAGAGACTGCTGACATATATAAAACTTTGATAAATGACATAGGGCTTAAAATAGCAACCGCCCATATATACAAAAAGTTCAGTATCCCAAAGCCAGAAGCTAATGAGGAAGTAGTTGTTCCTCCTGCTCTGAGAGATTCACAGATGCAGCTTAAAAATATGGTTAAGGTCTTAAAGGATAATGAGCTACAAGAACCAACTAAGGAAGAGCTCGACAAGCTCTCTATAGATTATCAAAAGAAGATTGATAACTTAATAGATTACTCAGTGGATGAAAGCTCAGAGATATTCAAGACTATATTTGAACCAATATTAAAACTTGTAGACTCTTCTAGCTCTTTGGAAGAAATCAAAGAAACACTTCAAAATAACAAGAAAGTCAATGAACTCTATAGGTCAATGGATTATGAAAAGCTTGAGGAGCTACTCCATAAGGTGATGTTCTATTCAGATATACTGGGAAGGATGAAGGAAAATGAAAGACCTGATTAAGCTCTTGGGTGAGCCCTTGAAGTTTGAGGAGGCTATCAAATACTTTGGTGATAAGCTCCCAGTAACTTCTAAGGACTTCTATAAGATATCAGAGCAGTATAAGGCACTAGCCTTCACTGTATCAGGCTATAGTCAAATACAAGTGCTTAATAAGTTCCATGATGTACTTCTAAAGGCTATTGAGGATGGGACGACTATGGAGCAGTTTAAGAAGGGTATCAATACCTTTCTGGAGGATAAAGGCTATTCAGGAATAACCGCTTTTCAAGCTGATAACATCTTTAGGACTAACATACAGATTGCTTACGCTGTAGGTCACTACAAGCAAATGACAGACCCTACAGTGAAGCAGCTAAGACCCTACTGGCAATATGATGCGGTAAACGATAGAAAGACAAGATTATCTCATAAGGCTATGGATGGTAAGGTGTATAAAGCTGATGACCCTGTTTGGGATACATGGTATCCACCGAACGGCTATCGGTGCAGATGTGGTGTAAGAACTCTATCAAAGAGACAGGTTGAAAGGCAAGGCTTAAAGGTTGAAAGCGAAAAGCCTGTAGCTGGCGTTGTAGATGGAAGGTTTGTCAATATACTTCCAGATAAGAACTTTAATACAAACCCTGCTAAAACAGAGTTTAAACCTGACTTAAAGGATTATCCTAAGCCATTAAAGAGAGCTTATAACATGAGACAAAGCTTAAAAGACAAATAAAAGCCCTGTAATGGATTTTAAGGGCTAGGACTACCAAAGATACCACTTGATAAATTAACAGGCGTTATCACGCGTGATAACGGTGTTACCGAAGGAATTAAATTCATAGAAAAGGGGTGGAAAATTAATCCTATGAAAAATGGACTTAGAATCATAGCAAATTCGGTTGAGGTAAAAGGCGTTCCAGAAACCATTAAGATTTTACCTATGGGGAACGTATCCTCGCTAAAAGGTAACTTCATTGTTGATGAAGAGAGCTTTAATCTTATGAAGAACACCTTTGAAAAACGTGGTCTTGACATTGTTGTTGATTACGAACATCAGACATTAGAAAACGTTCAAGCTCCTGCTGGTGGATGGATAAAGGATATCCATATGAAGGATGGAGCTGTAGTTGCAAAGGTTGAATGGACACCTAAAGCACAGGAGTATCTAAAGAACAAAGAATATAAGTACCTCTCTCCTGTTGTCTTAACAAGAAAATCAGACTCAAGGGCTGTAGTGCTTCATTCAGTAGCACTGACGAACACGCCAGCCATTGACAATATGTACCCTATCGTCAATAAGGATGCTTCTGAGGAAGTAGACCTTAGCGAATACGAAAATGAAGGAGGAAATGACATGGATTTATTAAAGAAAATAGCTGCTCTTTTAGGTCTTTCAGAGGATGCTACAGAGGAGCAAATTATGCAGGCACTCAAAGAAAGCATTAACAAAAAGGATGAGAAGAAAGATGATGAGTCAAAGGAAGAGCTTGTGGCAAACAAGACTATTCTCGGACTTTTGGGACTTGATGAAAGCTCGAAAACTGAGGATGTTACATCAACCATTATGGCTCTGAAAAATCCCACTGGCTTTGTTCCAGTAAGCGAGTTCAACAAACTTAAAGAAAGACTTGACAAGAAAGATGGTGAGGAGCTAGTTCTTAAAGCTATGAAGGCTGGTAAAATTTCAGCAGCTCAAAAGGAATGGGCTCAGGAGTACGCTCTAAAAGACCCTACAGGCTTTGAGAAGTTTGTTGAAAAAGCTCCAGCAGTTGTCCCTATGGGAGAGCTTGACCTCGGGGATGACAAGAAGCAGCACACAGAGAATAGTGAAACGACTATGAAGGTGTGTAAGATGCTTGGTGTAGATAGTGAAGACCTTGAGAAGTATGGAAAGGATGTGAAATAGATGGCTTTAACATCAGGAAGAAACACCGTCGAGATTGCTGATGGAAAAACGCTGGTTCTGCCAGTGAAGGCTAATACCAAGATTTATGAAGGTGGTATTGTCATGGTAGATAGTGGCTATGCAGTAGCAGGAAAAAAAGCCACAGGCTTAATCACAGCAGGAAGAGCCGAGGAGTTTGTTGATAATACTGGTGCTGGTGGCGTAAATGGTGCAAAGACTGTCAAGGTAAGACGAGGCGTTTTTAAGTATAACAATGACACCACAAACCCAGTAACCGAGAGTGATGTATTAAAGGATTGCTATGTCTTAGATGATGATACCGTTACAATCCTTAATACAGGAGCATCAAAAGCAGGTAAAATCATTGGTCTTGATGATGACCAAGTAATTATTGAAATGATTTAAGGGAGGAATTGAAATGTTAGTTAATCAACAGGCAGTACATGGAATTACAACAGGATTTAAAACTATATTCAATAAGACATTTACTGAGACAAATACCCTTTGGGACAAAATTGCGACAAAAGTTCCATCAGAAACAGGCGAAGAGAATTACAAATGGCTTGGCAAGCTTCCAAGGATGAGGGAATGGATTGGAGATAGAGAGATTCAGAATCTAGCTGCATCCGACTACACCATCAAAAATAAAGACTTCGAGCTTACTATAGGCGTTGATAGGAACGACATTGAAGATGATAAGCTTGGTATTTATAATCCTGTTATTCAGGATATAGCACAAAGCACAAAGACCTTTCCTGATACGCAAGTATTTAAGCTCTTGAAGGACGGCTTTACCCTAGTGTGTTATGATGGAAAACCATTCTTTTCAGATTCCCACAAGGTCGGTAAAAAGACCATAAGCAATAAGGGAACAAAGAAGCTTACCCATGAAAGCTATGGAGCTGCAAGAAGTTTTATGATGTCCCTCAAAGATGAGAATGGCGACAGCTTAAACATTATACCTAATACTTTAGTAGTGCCTCCAGCACTTGAAGCTAAGGCAAGAGAAATCCTTCTTGCTGACCTGAAAGACGGTTCAACTAATATCTACAAAGGCACAGCAGAGCCTCTAGTTGTTCCAGAACTTGCTGGAGAGGATGAAGCGTGGTACTTGCTTTGCACTGCAAAACCTCTAAAGCCTATTATCTATCAGGAAAGAAAGAAAGCTAAGTTTGATTCACTCACTAAGGATACTGATGTAAATGTATTTATGAGAAAAGAGTTCCTTTATGGAGTTCATGCAAGGTCAAATACTGGTTATGGCTTCTGGCAGATGGCTTATGGTTCTACTGGTCAAACTGAGTAGGTGATATAAATGTATAGCACACCACAGGAAGTTATGGAAATGATAAAGCCTGATGCTATGAACATGATTATAAGTGATGAGTACATTGAGGATGTGGCTGAGAGAGAGGCGAAAATATTACCTCTTGTAGAAGCGGCTATTGAGGATGCAGATGGAGAGATTAACGGTTATCTTGCTAAAAGATATCCTGTCCCCCTCTCTTCTATACCTAAAGTAATCAATAAGTTTTCAAAGGACATAGCTCTTTACAACCTATTCTCAAGGAGTGGCTTGGATGAAGGTGAAAGGGAATCTAATTATCTCACAAGGTATAAGGCAGCGGTCAGATTCCTTGAGAATGTTGCTAAAGGTGTTATAGATATTGGAGCTAAGAAGATTGAAGCAAGGGCAAACACAGGCTTTAATATGAAATCTAACTCTCGCCTCTTTAGTAGGAACTCCTTAAAAGGGATGTGATGATATGTCAGGTATAAGGCTTGAGGGTGATGTAAGAGCTCTGATGAGAAGGCTGGGCAGACTTGAAAATATTGACCTTCGAGGAGCAAACCTCACCCTTGCTGAAACATTGAGGACTTCAACAATACAAAGGTTTAAGGATGAGGAAGACCCAGAAGGCAAGCCTTGGCAATCTTCCCTTAGAGCTCAGGAAGAAAACGCAAAGACCTTAACAAATACAGCCATGCTCAGAAGAAGTATAAAATCCTCAGCCAATAGCAGTGGTTTTGCTGTAGGAACTAACAAGAAGTATGCAGCTACTCACCAATTCGGTGAGGAAGGAAGAACTATCAGGGCAAGAACTGCAAGGGGCTTGAGGTTTAGAGTTGGTGGTCGCTGGGTGACAAAGAAAAAGGTTGTTGTTACCATTCCAGCACGCCCCTTCCTTGGTATTGGTGAAGATGATATGGAAGAAATCAAAGAAACACTTCAGGAACTTGTGGCAGGTGATGAATGATGATAGGACTTTGTATGGATTACCTAACAACTAAGCTTAAAGAAGCTGGTATCAAAGGCAAGATTCGTACTACTGAAAAGGAAATGAAGCTTTGTCAGGATAGCCATGTCGGAGCTGTTCTCTTTGAAAAAGAAGAGTTTGAAAGAAGTGGCTCAAAGAAGGTCTATTCTGAGGGTGACGATAAAAAGAAACGAACCAAGATATTTGATAGGCGGTCTTACTTCTCTGTAACTATTGGAGAATACTCTATCGGCAAATGTGAAGCAATCTTTTTAAAGTTTATGGAATCCTTAGACAGAGGTTTTCTGGATGAAAAGGGTAACTATATCTATCTTGAGATTGAAGGTGCTGAGTGGGTTGACGAAAAGGACAGTATACTCAGAAGCAAGATGGCTGTACAAATGTTGATACGCTTTGATGGCGGAATATATAAAGATAGCATCTATGGTAAGTTACAGGATGCAAGTATTGAGGAGGAATAAAAATGGCAGTTAAAAAACAGGCTGAGGAGCAATATAAAATTGATACTTTAGCGGAAAACATGAATCTTGATACTGCTGTTTTTGCTGGAGTCAAAGCCTTTAAGGGCTGGGCTAATGGCAAAATGGCAACGAAGAAAGAATTTGAAAGTGCTGTAGGGGACTTTCTTGGTGCTCCTCTTAAAGGAAAGGCGGTGAAATAATGTTAAGAGACGTGAAGATAAATATAACGGATGGAGGTCTAGGAGCTTCCAGCGTTAAAGGCGAAGGTGCACATGTGAAAATAGGTGTATCTCCAATTGTTTCAACCTCCCCTATTTCTATTACTGGAGGTATGAACGTAAAGAAGATTAGAGAAAAGCTCGGCAATAGTCCATTGGCTGACTCTTGCATGGATAGTGTATCGGCTGGGTCAAATGTCATCTACTGTATACCTGTTCAGGCTTCAACAGATGGTACGGTCTCAAGTATCACAAAGACTGGCACAGGAAAAGGCACTTGCACCGTAGAGGGAAAACCTAACAATGCTTATAGTGCCCAGATTAAATTTATTGAAAGCGGTGGATTTAACAAGGCAACCTTTAAGTATTCCATAGATGGTGGATATAGCTTCTCGGATGAGACTACCTTACCAGTAGGTGGAAGTTTTGAGCTTCCTGAGACTGGACTGACTTTGAAATTTACTGAGGATGCAGATGTAGACAGCTCGTATATTGCTGATGATGTACTAAAGTTCACAACTACACCACCACAAATGACTAATCAGGACGTTTTAAACGCCCTTGATAAACTTAAAAATTCAAGTCTTAACTTTGAATATATCCATGTGGTTGGCGAATCAACAAAGGCTCTATGGGCTGCTTTAACAGTTGAAGCTGAGAAGTTCTTTAACACCTACTTCAAGCCTATATACTTCGTTCTTGAAGCTAGGAATAAGGCTGATGACGAAACGGTGGACGAATACGCTCAGAGCCTTATCACTGAAAGAAAGGGAATCGCATCTTACTTTATTCAAGTGGTTACAGCTAGAGCTCTATACACCAAAATGGATGGTTCTATAAGGGATGTAAACGGTGCTTCTATCGTATGTGGTTTATATTCAAGGGCAAAGGTGCAGCAGTCAATTGGAGAGACAAGAACCTTCCCTATTTCAGGAATATTAAAGCTACTACCAGAAGGCATTGAGGACAGTATTGGTGCGTTGGATGAAGCAAAGTATCTTACCTTTAGAGAGTATACAGGGCTTGAAGGCTTCTATGTAACCAATGCAAGGATGATGGCACAGGATGGCTCAGACTACAAATATGCTGAACGTGTTAGGGTATCCAATAAGCTTGTGAGAGAAACAAGAAAGGAAGCACTTCTCCAGATTCAAGCTGAGGTTGATATGTCTGACCCAGATGGAAGCCTTGAGGCAATCGCTAAATTTATTCAGATTCCAGCAGATACAATGGTGAGACAAAAGGAAATATCATCAGTGAGGATTGTTATACCAGAGGGACAGGATATCCTTGGAACTGAGAAACTGGCACTCAAAATAAGATACGTCCCTATCGGACATATCAGAGAAATAGAAATCGACATGGGAATGGAAAACCCATTAATAAGTTAGGAGGAAATTAGATGGCTGTAATAAACGGTAAAGCCTATGATTGGGGCGACATCACCATCAAGATACCCGGTCTTGAAATTGAAGCTCAAGAGATATCCTATGATGATGAGCTAGAAAAAGAGACAGTCTATGGTAAGGGTCAGAAAGCTCGTGGTTATGGTGAAGGAAATTACAAGGCATCAGGAAAAATGAGCCTTCTTAGGGATGACTTTGACGATATGATTAAGCATTGCAAGACTAAGAATGTTGGTCTTTACAAGCTGGTAATCCCTAAGATTACAGTAAGCTTTGCAAACCCACACCAAAGAACCAAGACGGATGTACTTAATCTAGTAACTATTACTAAGGTAAGTCACAAGAACGCTCAAGGCGACAAGTCCTTGAAGATTGATTTAGACCTTTTGATTGTGGGTGAAATTGAAAGGGATGGACTAAGCCCAATGTAAAAAAATCTCAAAATAAATGACAAATATACTTTTAGGAGGTAAATCGAAATGGAAAATAACAAGACTGATTTATTAAAAAAGGACTTAAATGTTGAGGAGCTCAAGAAGAAATATGGCAAGGTTTACGAAGTCAAAGCAGAAATCGAACCAGAAGGCGAATATGAAACTGTTGAACTGGTTTACTACTTCGCAAAACCGAAAGCACCTTCTTTCAACAGATATATCAAAACTGTATCTCAAAACAGTATGAAAGCGACTAAGACCTTTGTACTGGATAATGTTGTAGAAGAGCAACTTGCAGATATCGAAGAAAGATTTGAGAAGTATCCTGCCCTTTGTATAGGTATAGGCGAAAAACTTCTTAATATGCTAGGATTACCTAAGTCAACAAATTTCAAACTACTTTAGAGGGGCATCTATGGAGTATTAAAAATAACTTCGTAGAAGCTGGGACTATTGAAATTATCAAATATGTTCCTCTAAAGTTACTAGAAAAAGACTTAAATGATATGGATATAGACGAGTTTGTGGAAGCTCTTGCTAAAGCGAGATACATTCAAGAGATGGAAGAAAATATAATGGCTAGAGCCATATCTAAGGTCTTCGGCGAAGGGAGGGATTGATTGTGAGTATGGAATCAGTATTTAGACTAGCGGTAATTGTCAATATGATTGATAACCTATCGGGTCCGACTGCAAGGATAAACTCAAGCCTAGACCAGACTATTGGCAGGCTTGAGAGAGCCGAGCAAGGCTTTTCTAATATGGCAAAGACAGGGCTAGGCATGGGATTACTTGGTAAGGAACTCGCATCAGCAGCCCTCTCCCCTGTCGAAGCAACCTTTGAGACAAAGAAGGCTTTGGGTGAGCTTAGCTCTGTAGGTATTAAAGACCTTAAAGCTCTTGAACAGGCAGGAACTGAGTTCTCTGACAAATGGGCTGGCACTACAAAGGCTGAATTTATATCTTCGGCTTATGATATTAAGTCAGGTATATCATCTTTATCAGATGAAGGAGTTGCCGAATATACAAAACTTGCAGCACTTACAGGCAAAGCAACTAAATCTACTGTTGAAGAAATGACTTCGCTGTTTGCCACTGGATATGGAATATATAAAACCTATTACTCTGAAATGAATGATATTGAGTTTGGTAAAATGTTTTCTGCTGGAATTTCACAGTCAGTTGAGAAGTTCAAAACAACAGGCTCGCAAATGGCTGCTTCAATCCAAACATTAGGAGCTGCCGCAACCTCTGCACAAGTACCGCTCGAAGAACAATTTGCTATACTGGGATTGCTTCAACAACAAATGTCAGGGAGTGAAGCTGGTACTAAATATAGAGCATTTTTAAAGAGTGCTGCTAAGGCTGGAGACGAGTTAGGCTTATCTTTCTTGGATGCGAACAATCAATTACTTTCAATGCCAGAAATAATTGAGGTACTAAAAAGTAAATACGGAGATACTGTAGATGCGATTGAGAAGATGGAACTCCAAAAAGCTTTTGGCACACAAGAAGCGGTTCAAGTTATAGATTTGTTCTATAAAAAAACTGATTCGTTGCAATCTGGGATTGTAGATATGTATGGTTCTATGGCACAAGGAACGGTAATGGCTAATAATATGGCTCAAGCTATGAATAAAGACCCCGGGGCAAGGTATGAAATAATGAAACAACAGATTCATAATTTGAAAGAAGAAATAGGAAACGAACTATTGCCGACGTTTAATGATATGTTAAACACTGGATTCAAAGTTGTTTCTTGGACTCGGGATTTTGTCTCAAATCATAAAACAGCAGTAAATGCGGTAATGAAACTTGTTATCGCACTCGGTATCATACTTATGGCTCTTGGAGCATTTAACCTTATTATTGGTGGTGCTGGATTGATTATTACTAAGACTATAGGTAATTTTAGAGCTTTTGCAGGAGCTATAAGGAAAATACCAAGCCTGCTAGAAACCATGCAAATACGAGCCATGTATGCTGGTGATGCCATTAAAAATGGCTTTACAAAGATAAAGACCTTTTCATCATCAGCGGTAACAGGAATCAAGAATGTTGCCTCCTCTATTGTCAGGATGGGTAAAGCGGCTATAGTCAATGGAGCTAACGCTATTAAGCGGATGGTTCTCGGCATGGTTAGTATGGCAAAGCAGGCAGTTATTACAGCGGTTCAAGCAATGCCTTCTCTTATTGCTTCGGTGTGGTCGTTTACCGCTGCACTTCTGGCTAACCCGATTACATGGGTCATAGTTGGGATTGTTGCTCTTATTGCAGCTCTTGTCCTTCTATGGAAAAACTGGGATAAGGTTGTGAGCTTTTTAAAGGATGTATGGAATGGAGCTGTAAACGGTGTTATTAACGCCTTTAACTGGATTAAAGATAAGATTGCATCCATGCCGAATAGTTTCGTTGTACTTATAGCAGCCATAATGCCATTTATCGGTATACCCCTCCTTATATTTAAGAACTGGGGCAAGATAAAAGTCTTCTTCTCTAATATCTGGACTGGTATAAAAACTGGGTTTACAAACTTTTTTAATAACTTCTTACCTAACATATTAAACTCTGGGAAGAAGATAATGGAGACCTTGGCAAACGGTATAAAAAAGACTATATCGAAGCCAGTTGACATGGTTAAAGGAGCATTGGCAAAGGTTAGAAAATTACTACCTTTCAGTGATGCCAAAGAGGGTCCGCTCTCTACCCTTACTCTATCGGGTAAACGTGTATTTGAAACCATCAACACAGGTATGATGAAAACAAAGCATTTGCCTGCTGAGACGACTAAGGAAGCTTTTAAAGGCATTGACTTAAACTATGAAGATACAACCAAAGATAATGACTACTCTATGAAGTCAAGCAAGATTGAAAGGGTTTCATTAAAGGAGATATCCAAGGAGCGTGAAGCTCAGTACAAGGAAGAATCAACGAAGGAAAGCAAAAAGGAAACGACACAATATATTACCTTGAACGTTGATATAAGTAAGATAAAAGAGCTTCCTTTACTTGTAAAACTATTAGAAGAGATTGAGGACTTCAACAACGGAAAAAGTCCTAAACCAGTTAGTGTATAGGGAGGGATAACTAATGCTGATTATTGATGAGAGTACCGTCAAAGTGGGAGGAGTTATCCTTCCCGGCATTTTTAAGAGTTTTGAAATTAAGGGCAGTGCCAAGGTTGAGGAAGTAGATGTTAAGGGTCGCAGTACGAAGCCTAAGCAAGCCACAGGCTACAGTGATGCAAAGCTAAACCTTGAGATTAGACTTCTTGATGATGATAATAAGACAGCTCTGGAGAAGCTAAAGACCATCCAAGCCCTTTTTAAAAAATCAGGACAGAAAAAACCTACAGTCCATGAGATAGTAAGCGAGCATACTAGCGTAAGAGGTATAACAAAGGTTATATTCAAGGACTTAACTACAAAGGAAAAAAGCGATAAATCAGAAATGTCCGTAAGCCTTGAGTTTTGGGAGTACATCCCTATTACCATTACAGCGACAAAGAGCTCATCAGGCAAAAGCTCAAGCAGTAGCAAGAAGAAAACAGTAAGTAATGCAGATATAAACCTCAATGATGATTATAAAAGCTATCTTCCAAGTCGTGGGAAAGCTCCAAGGATTCAAGATAAGACATCAGCCTCCCCTGCTGTAGATGATTATTCGGTTGATATGTATTCATACAGGATGAGGCGTGGCAATATTCCATATTAATGGTGGTGATGATTTTGAAAAATGAAGATTTATTCTATCCAGAGATACAGGCAGATATCGGCTCTTACTCCTTTGATAAAGGTATTGAGGTTGAAGTATATTCCTCTAAAGCTTCTTACTTTGACTGGGCAAAGGTAAGTTTTACAGAGGAATTGGGCGAAAAGGTGACGTTAAGCAAGCTGGATGAAGCAGCTGTCAAGCTTGGTTATGATGGAAATTTAGATGATGTATTCAAGGGGTATGTTAATGATCCTGTGAATACTGGAGGTAGTTCTCAAAATGAAATCATACTAAAGGATGACATGATTAAGCTTGAGGAGACTATCATCACCAATACATTCCTTGAGGCTACTCCACAGGAAATTCTTAGATACAGCCTTAAAAAAGCAGGCATACAAGATTATAAGCTATCATCCAAGGTGTACCCAAAGAAGAGTATAGTCCCTATATTCAGGAAGAGTGTCATTGATGTTATTGAGGAAATTCATAACCTTTGGAGAATAAAGGAACTCTTCTTCTTTGCAGATAAGATATTTTACTGGGGAGAGAAACCAAGTCAAAGTAAGGTATATGAGTTTGAATATGCTGTAAACATCATAGATTTAACCTTTACTGATGGACTCTGGGAGCTTGTAACGGTATCCGCCCCTTTCATAAAACACTCCCAGAAAATAAAGATAATCTATCCTAGTATATCAGGAGAATTTGAAGTGTCTAAGATGGTATTCTCCACTACTGGGGACGGCTTTACACGAAGCAAGATATATTTTGTAGGTGATGAAGATGCTTGAGACAATGATTGAATCAAAAGCTAGGGATTTATTAAAAAAGGAATATCCCCACATAGAGCACCCAATGGGTGTATATGCAAGGATAACAAAGGTTTCAGGAAACGAGTACAACCTAAAGATACTGGATGAAAGCAAGGCGGTTGATACTAGATTTCCAGAGATACCAAAGGTTGAATCTGATAAAAGCTTTGTGCTTGGTGATACTGTGGCAGCTATACTGCTCTATGGCAAGCTTAGTCACATCTTCATCCTTGGGAAGGTGATATGATGGCAGGACTTAAAGATACTGATATAAGGCTAGATAATGAATTGCAGATAGCAAAGGCAGCTAATGGTGATGCAGCTCTAGTCTCTGACTTTGAATGTTTACAGCAAGACATACAGTGTGAAGCTCTGACTCAGGAAAAAGAAGTTTTCTATGATGAAGAGTATGGCTGGTCTCTTCTGGACTTCATTCAGGCTGAGGATGATGAGCTCACAAGGACAGAGATAAAACAAAGGATAATTACAAAGCTTGGAAAACGTGAGGAAGTTGATATTGAAACCGTTATAATAAGTATTTCCAATCAGGAAGATAAGCTTTTGATAAATGTAAAATTCACATGTATAGGCTATCAGGAGACAGAGCTTAACCTCGCTCTTGATAGGGTTAAGGTTGAGGTGGTGATTGTGTAATGATGGACGATAAAATCCTTGATGAGGTTATCCCTGTACCTGACAAGGAGGAATTAAAAAACGAGATAATAAGCGACCTTGAAAGTGAAGGTTTTGACATAACTAACTTTAGCAGCGGAGGTATATTCTTTACAATTGTGATGATATTCATTCAGATAAGAATTGAGCTTGTAAAGCTCCTTAGAACAGTCTTATCGAATATGTTCGTCTCTTCTGCTGAGGGCGTATGGCTCGACCTTAAAGGAGCTGATTACTCGAAGCGAAAGAAAGAACCGACAAAGACTCAAGGGAATGTGACTCTAAAAAGAACTACAGCAGGCACAGCCTTAAAGATACCTAAAGGCTATGTCTTTAAGACGGAGCAGGACATCAACGGTGAGGAGTTTAGATTCATAGTCTTAGAGGATGTAATGATGGCAAAGGATGACCTTGCAGTCCACGTGCTAGTTGAAGCTGAAAAGGAAGGTAGTAAGTACAATCTTCCTCCAGCACAGATAAAGAAGTCATTAATCCATATTGAAGGCATAGACGAGATTGCTAACGAAGCTGGATGGATTACTAAAGAAGGCAGCGACCTCGAGGACGAGGAAAGCTTTAGGGAAAGGGTTCTAAACTCTTGGGCGGAGCTGTCGGCTTATCCTATCAGGGATAAGTATAAAAATGTATGTGAGGCAGTATCAGGCGTACTCTTTGCTACTGTTGATGATATGCACCCAAGGGGTCAAGGAACTATTGATATCATTATCACTTCCACTGCTGGAGAAGCTACCCAGAGCCTACTTGATAAGGTTAAAGAAGCAGCAGACAAAATTAAAGCTCCATATGATAATGTGCTGGTTAAATCTGCACAGGTAGTGTCGCAGGACTTAGATATAACCCTTTACATCCCTACTCTATCAGATAATACAGAGCTTAAGGATAAAGCAATGACGACCATCACAGAAGCCTTTAAGATGACAAAGAATAGGAGCTTAAACGAGCTGTATAAATCTGACTTGATATTTGCTTTAAAGAAGGATATCGACATTCTAAAGAATGTAAAAATCCCTAGTCCTGCTGATGATGTCATCCTTGAAAATGATAAGGTTATTGTTCTTGGAAATGTGAACATAACTGTCCAGAAGGTGTGAAGCTATGCTTAATAAGTTTGCAGATTATATGTACTATCTTCTTCATAGTCCTTTGAAAAAGGTTGAGAAGTACAAGAATCAAATTCATATACTCTTTAAGGTACTGGGTAGGATATTCGACCAGACAAAGCAAGATATCTTTAAGGTCAGAGAACAATCCATGATTATTAGTGCATCAGGTAAAATGCTTGATGAACATGGCAAAGACCGAGGGATGAAGCGATTGCCAGAGGAAAGCGAAGAATATTACAGGAATAGACTAATGCTTAAAAAGGTTATCGCTGAAAAGGCTGGAACTATTGAGGGTCTACTTCTCACCCTACAGGCTATGGGCTATGAAAAATCATACATTGAACCATATTACATCCACGACCCTACTAGATGGGCTGAGTTCATCATCTACCTTAGAAGTGAGAAACCAAGTGGAATGAATAACATAAGCGTTATTGATGAAGAAGTTATGAGGGTAAAGCCTGCAAGTGGTAAGCCTTCCTATGGCGTTGAGGATTACACCGATATACACATTCATTCAGGGTTTAAAGATGGATTCTCTAAGTTTCCTTTATGTGGCGTTACTATTTGTGGAATGTATCCTCGTAGTAATAACCTTGCTAAGGTATTTGAAGTAAATCTAAGAAATACTTCACAGGTTGTTTATGGCGATGTGAACTATCCTCTTGCAGGACGTACAGCTTCATCAGAAAAGAAATATCAGCAGCATAGCTATGTTGATTATAGCGAGTTTAAGTCGGTTATCGAAGGTACTGGAAAGACTGAAACTAAAGAGATTCAATATATACGCTGCAATGAAGTAGTATCAGGACAATATCCTAACAAACAAAATACCGCTAAGGTATTTGAAAGTAATATAGAATCAAAGAGCTCCAACAAGGATGGCGTAAAAGATTATCCTTTGTGTGGTGAAGTAAAATGCGAAGGAGTGAATAATGATGAAAACCCTAACTGATGTAGGTATCAGGAAGCAAGCTCAAAGGTTTATTGATTCCCTATCCCATGCAACCTATGAACTCAATGGTGAGGAAAAGCAAATTGACCTTTTTAAGACCTCTGTTATTGGTGATGAGGTCAAGGTATATGTTTACTTTGATGATTCTGTGGCTGGCGAAGTAGGAGAAGTAAAACTCGTTGATAAGGATGGGGATGTTATAGCACATGCAGTCAAGTCTTTCAGTAAACCACAAATAAAAGGCTTGTATGTGGTATTTAAGTATAGGTTTGTAGAAGTGGAGGTTGAGGAAGTTGAGTGATTACAATAAAACGGAGTGGAAAGACCATATTGTTGACATGGATTCTGGTGAAGTTATTCAGGAAGGAACGCCTATCAGTGCCAATGTGATGAACAACATTGAACAAGGCGTTTATAACGCTACAAGCGAAGTGACAAAGAACTCTTCTGATATCACAAGCCTTGCTATAGAAGTGGCAATCTTGAAAAATGCTTCACTAAATAACCTTACAAATAATGTATTCTTTGAGAACTTCGACAACTTAGACAGCTTGAAGGTTGAAAATGGAATATATGACCCAGAGGAAAAGAAGATATATGTGTAAGGTGGCTTGTAGCAAAAGTGAGTTAAGCTGTATTATCTCCAATATCTTTGATGAGATACTTCCTATCTGTGGCAACTGCTCTGATGATGTTATCAAGATTAAAGGGAGAATCGCTGGAACTGATAAGGTTGCAACTATAGAGATAACTGAGTATGGTTGTGATTACTATGGAGATATTCAAGCCTTAGAAAATATCAGAGGAAAAAGGTGTTTAAGATGCAACCATTAATACTACAGAAAAAAGCTGAGGTCTTTCTCAACTCTATTTATCCAGTATTACAAGGGTTTCCAAAGGCTGAAAAGTTCTGCTTGTGCCAAGAGATAAAGCAAGCTTGCTATAGAGCTATACGAAACATTATGATGTCAAATGCTCTTAAAACAAATAGATTAAAGTATTTGTATGAAGTGGATGCAGACCTCAAGCTACTTCTTGTATTGTTTGGCATAGCCAGAGAACAAAAGTATATAAGCAAAAAGAAAGCTATGGAGCTACAACAGAAAATATCAGAGCTTGGGAGAATTACTGGCGGTTTAATGAAAAAGGTTTAATATACACAGGGTTGGCTCTGCTTGACGTCCTATCGTGCTATTCGTGGCTACTATTCGGCTCGTTGCTGGACTTACAATTCTTCGTCGAATCGTTACGATATCGTTGGCTGGCGTCCCGCCCTGTAAGAGATTTTGACTGGTGCGTTTACGGATTCACCAGCACGACCCTAGTTTTCAGGGGAGAGTCAATCCTTCACCTTTAGGTGTAAACACATGAATAAGTCATCTTTGCCAAGCCTAGAGAGGATGCCATAATGACGAAGTTGTATGATAAAGTAATTGATTATAAAAACCTCGAAGTGAGTTACAAGAACACTAAGAAGGGTTGTCGCAAGTTTAGAAAAGATACCATTCTTTTTGATATGTGCAGAGAAAGAAACTTAGTTCAGCTCTGGCGAGAGTTGAAAAACAAAAGCTATAGCATGGGTAATTACATAAGATTTAAGGTGTATGAGCCTAAAGAAAGGATGGTGAGTGCTCCAAAGATTAGAGATAAGATAGTCCAGTTTGCAGTCCATAACATACTACAAGATGTCTATATGCCAGTATTTATTAATACATCATATGCCTGTTTAGAAGGACGAGGAACTCATAAGGCAGTTGATAATGTGCAGCATAACATGAGGCTCTGTAGATGGAAGTATGGAGATGGATGGATTCTTAAAATGGATGTCAAGAAGTTCTTTTATTCTATCAATAGGGATATTCTAAAGAAGCTCTTGAGGAAGAAAATCAAGGATGATGATATGCTCTGGCTCTTAGATAAGATTATAGACTCTTCTCCAGAAGGAGAAAAAGGTATCCCTCTTGGGAATGTTACGAGTCAGGACTTTGCTAATATCTATCTTAATGAAGTAGACCAATTTGTAAAGCGATACTTAGGAATCAAGTGGTATACAAGATATATGGATGATATTGTAATTGTCGCTAGGACTAAGAAAGAAGCTCAGGAGTGCCTTAGGAAGATTGAATGGTTCTTGAAAGAAAAGCTTGACCTTGAAACTAATAAAAAGACTAAGATATTCCCTATCGCTCAAGGTGTCAATGCTTATGGCTATAAGATATGGACTACTCATAAGCTTTTAAGAAATCAATCTAAAAGAGCTATGAAAAGAAGAATCAAAGCAATGGACAGAAAGATAAATGACAAAATCATTGATAAAAAGGCAGTTATACAGGCTGTAAATAGTTGGCTCGGACATGCGAGACACTCAAACAGCTACAATCTTTGTAAGAAGATATTTGAGAAATACCCTTATATAAAAGTTGAAAAGGAAGGTGATTACTTTGGCAGAATATTTAGGAACTGTTGAGCTGGGAGCTCTATATAAAAACGGTACAGCTCAAAACAGACCAGTTAAACCTTGGAGAATAAGCAGTGAGCCTGTCAGCGGTATAGGTGTCGGAGATATTCCTGATTTTAATTCGCTAACTGATATGACAAAGTGGACTCTAGGAGATACGCCCTCGGATACCGCTAAGAAGTTAAAATGGATTAAGATTAAGGATGGCGATAAAACGCTACTTGTATGTGATAGAGTTATCCTTGCTAATGTATCATGGGATGACCTTAATGGTCAGGGTTATATTACAGGTAAGACGATAACCATAGATGGACAGCAGTATAAAGCTAGACTTCTATCTGGAGGAAATAACTACAGAAGCGGTAGTGATGCGTATTCAGGAGGTCAACCTACAAGCAATGAATGGGATAGATTTGTTACCAGGGAGGAATCAATATCAGGGCTTCCAGTACCGACTTCGAGCGACTTAGATTCAACACGAGATATGACTGATAAAAACAGCACTCATAATCAATTTTGGAACTGGTTAGGTATGTATAGTTGGTGTCAAGAGACCTATACAGGAAATACGTCCTCTCGTGCTATTCGTGGCTACAGTTCGGCTCGTTTCTGGATTTACGGTTCTTCGTCGGATCGTCTCGGTAGCTTTGGCTGGCGTCCCGCCCTTGAAATTCTGAACTCTGCCCCTCTGATATCTGATTCAGACATGAATCTTGGGGATAAAAACTCAGACTTTCAAATAACGTATCAGGTGAATGATACTGATGCAGCAGACGTATTGACTGTTACGGAAAAATGGGACGGTGTTGAGAAAAAGGTTATAAGTCCAGCTCAAAGAAACTTCCAATATACTATTGATGTTGACATAGATACTCTAAGTCTTGGAACTCATACGGTGTCTATTGAGGTATCAGATGGAAAAGGAGCTTCGGCAACAAGGACTTACACTTTCAAGAGAACAAATGCAGCTCCAACTATAAGCGGTCAAGACCAGAATCTTGGAGATAAAAACATTGGCTTTCAAGTGGTATATCAAGTAAGCGACAGTGATAATGACCCAGTAACGGTTAAAGAAAAGCTAAATGGTAATATTATAAGAACTTTAAACAATGCTCCAAAAAGTCAGGATATAACCATAGATATCGACAATGACACTTTGTATGCTCTGCCTCTTCTATCCTCTAATACAGTGACTATTGAGGCGGATGATGGAAACGGTGGAGTATCATACAGGACATATACTTTCAGAAGAACCAATACAGCTCCTTTAATCTCTGGGTCTGATGAAGAGCTTGGAGAGATAGCTGCACCTGTAACACGAGACTATATTGTGACAGATGCTGAGAATGATACCGTTACAATCAAAGAGAAGATAGATGATGTTGTTATTAAGACGTTTGTAGCTACTTTAGGAGCTTCAAATACAATAGCGATACCAGAGGTAGAGTGGTTAAAACTCACAAACGGAGCTCACACTCTCAGAATTGAAGCAACTGACTCCAATGGCTCTACTTCTGCGAGAAACTTCAATTTTACCAAGAGTGAAAACAAGATTAAAATTAGTCTTAAACAACCTTTTGAGACTGATGCCAGAGCAACCAAGATACTTGTTACGCCTTCATGGAATATTGAAGATGCTACAGCTACCGTTGAGGCTTGTAATAATGGATTTGATGATAACCCTACATGGGAGGATATCACTACTCAAGTAGAGCAAAACAAACACTTCAATTTTACGAATGAAGCCAAAACAGCTACAAAATGGGGTATCAATATCAGAATCACCATCACTAAGAATGTAGGCAATCAGAATGAGGTATCTATTCGAGGATTTGGGGGTGCATTTGAGTAATGAGAATGATAAATGAAAAGTCTATCGCTGAAATCAAGCAAGAGGAAGAAGCAAAACAAGTGCAATTACTTTCAGATTTGTACGAGGGAATGGCTGACTTGTTTGAGAAGGTTACAATCCTTGAGGGAAAAGTAAAGGTCTTAGAATCTAAATAAGGGAGGGATAGCTGATGATTAAGCAGTACATGGTAAAGATATATGCGTTTCTTATCAAAGCAGGCAAGAGAGACGTTGAGAGTATTCCAGAAGCATATCAGATACCGGTGGCGGAATACCTTGCACAGCAAGAAGAAAACCAGTAAAATAAAGAAAAGCAGGCTCAAAAATGCGAGTCTGCTTTTTTGCCAAAAAGCTTGAGAAAATTTGCCAAAAAAAAATCGAAGCTACACATCTACTGCAGTTATTGGCCATGCTGTAGTAGTCCATGTTATTGTTTCTCCCGTATTTCCTGTTGGATCAGTATAGCCTAAAGGATTATTATAACAATAAATATACTGATTCATACTCAGTGGATTGGTCACTTCACCTTCATAACTATCCTTCGATATAAACCTACCAATAACAGGGTCATAGTACCTTGCCCTTAGATAATACATCCCACTTTCTTCATCGTAGTATTCCCCTGTATATTTTATTGGGTTTTCTATTTCTTCTATTTCTTCTAGGATGTTGCCCCATTCATCGTATTTGTATCTATTTACTATTTTACCACTTTCATCTACTATTTTCACCACATCTCCGTGTCCATTGTATAGATAGTAGTAGTACTTCCCATTTATTTTCCTTGCAAGGGGTTTGTGTCCCCATATGTTTTGGGCTGTTATGTTGTCATTTCCATCGGTTTCTGCTATTGTTCTGCCCAGCATGTCGTTGTGATATTTTGTTGTTTTTTCTGGGGTTGTTTTCTCCGTCCTTAGTCCCCTGTGGTTGTATTTGTATTGGTATGTTTTAGAACCAGATTTATATTCTATAAGCTGATTTAGGGGGTTGTATTTTAGCTCCCTTGAGGTTTGCCTTACTAGGTGGTCAATGGCCCCTCTGGTATTCGAGCTTATTTCCTTTCTGTTACCCCTTGCATCGTAGCTGTAGTC